AATAAAAAGGTTGATGATAGAGGCAACACCAAGGAACAAGAATACCTAACTGTTGAGATCAAAGAACCTTGGAAAAAACCAGATAGTCCATCTACAGATAACCCTGGAGATGACATGGATGATAATATAGGGTTTTAATGGCCAAAGAGAAGCTTACAAGGTATAAGTTTGTTAAATGGGGTACAAAGGCCCAGGAAAGTCAAAACACTACTCCAGAGCCTTTAAAATCGTTTTTCTTCTATTTGGAAGATGAGAATGATTTGGATTATTTAATCCACCCAGATGTTAAAAAGATTGTGATAGAGAAACATGGCAAAGACTAAAGCAGATACAGTACACCCAGTAGTTAAATATGGCGGTGTAAGAATGATCCAGAAAAGGATTAAACGTAGTGAAATCATAGACCATAGCAAAGACGCAGTGGCCCAGGAGCTTGTGGATCTATCAACATCTAACATAACCGATATTATTGATTGGGAAAATGGCAAGATCCGATTAAAGGAAATAAACGAAATACCACAGAAAGCTTTGAGATCCATTAAGAAGATAAGGGTATATGGAAAAGAAAACAGTAACTTTGAAGTAGAGATGCATGATAAAATTAGATCTCTACAAACTGTAGCCAAAGCGGCAGGATTATTAGAACAGGAGAAATCAGATGATGATAAACCTGCTGTAATTGGTATAAAGATTGAAGGCCCAGATAAGGTAGAAATTAAGGAAATGAAATATGCCAAGAAGAAGGATGACCAGGGAGGAAGTGGACAGGATCACAGCATTGATGCTGACGACAGCGACCAACGACCAGAAACTGGCGACCAGGATAGGATTGAGAAAATTTGAACTTCGGCATTTGTTTAATGGACAAAGGCTTGAAGATGACACAAGAATAAATGCTTTGTTCACTTACTTGGAAGGAGAAAAGCATAGACAGAATATGGACAAGTTACGAAGGAATGGTTTATGAAATTTATTTTGGTTATGTATCTATGCAGCACGATTACCAACCAGTGTCCAACAAGCAGCATCCCAGGTTATCAATTTAATTCACACTACGATTGTGTGTACGCAGGTTATGCTATTGCCCAAAGAACCTATAAAAATTTGCTAGAGTATGAAGAAGATTTTGATATAGATAGATTGAACCGAGAAAAATTAGTTGTAAAATTTGAATGTAGATCTGTGAACAATGTCTAAAAAAAATTCTAAAAACAAACAATGGCTGCTTTGGAATATCTATCATACTGTGTTAGCTGTACTACTTGCAGGGCTTTTAGTAATTGAGTTGATAGAGCTAATATGGATGATCTAAAATTTAATTTTAAAAAATCTCCAACAGTTTATGACTTCCTCCAGGACAACAGTTTTGTAAGAGGAGTTGTTGGGCCAGTTGGATCTGGTAAATCTTATGCTTGTGCTGCAGAAGTTTTCATGCGAGCAGTAAAACAAAAACCTTCTCCTAAAGATGGAATTAAGTATAGTAGATTTGTTGTTGTTAGAAACTCATATCCAGAATTAAGAACAACAACTATTAAAACCTGGCAGGAGATTTTTCCAGAAAATATCTGGGGTGGGATGAGATGGTCGCCTCCTATCTCTCATCATATCAAGTTGCCTGCCAGGGAAGGAGCTGCAGGAATTGATTGTGAAGTTATATTCCTAGCATTGGATCAGCCTAAAGATGTAAGAAAACTTTTATCACTAGAACTTACAGGAGCTTGGGTTAATGAAGCAAGAGAACTTCCTAAACAAGTTATTGATGGACTAACACACAGAGTTGGAAGATACCCAAGTAAAGCAGATGGCGGCCCTTCCTGGAGAGGTGTATGGATGGATACCAACCCAATGGAAGATGACCATTGGTGGTATGATATTTCTAAAAAAGGATCTTTGCCTAAAGGAAAGTTTGGATGGAAATTTTTTGAGCAGCCTGGCGGAGTAAAAGAAGTTTCTAATGTAGATCTACCAGAGATGCCAGAAGCTAATGGATATACTTTTGCTGCAGGTAGTTGGTGGAAAGAAAATGAAGCTGCAGAAAATATAAATAATTTACCAAGCGGATACTATACGCAGATCCTAGCAGGTAAGTCTAAAGATTGGATAAGATGTTATGCAGAAGGTAAATATACTTTTGTCCAGGATGGAAAACCTGTGTGGAGTGAATATGATGATGCTTCTATGTGTGTTGAAAGATTAGAACCAGAGCCTGGCTTTCCTATTGTGATTGGCCTGGACTTTGGATTAACACCTGCTGCAGTTTTTGCTCAACGATTAGGAAATGGTAGATGGCATATACTGCATGAACTTGTAACGTTTGATATGGGCCTAGAAAGATTTGGTCAAATATTAAAATCAGAAATAGAAATAAAATATCCTAAATATGATTTATCAATATGGGGAGATCCTGCAGGTTCATCCAGGGATCAGATCTACGAAGTAACAGCATTTGAACATTTAAAAACTTTAGGCATCATGGCTAAACCAACTGCAACGAATGATTTTAAAACTAGACGTGAAGCTGTTGCAGCTCCTATGACCAGGCTAATAAATGGTAAGCCTGGATTTTTAATTGATAGTAGATGCAATAGAATTAGAAAATCACTAGCAGGTGGTTATCATTTTAAACGAGTACAAATATCTGGACAGGAAAGATTTAAAGATCAACCAAATAAAAACCAACACTCCCACGTAGGAGATGCTTTGGGTTATTGTTTATTAGGTGGTGGAGAATTTAAAAGATTAACTAGACCAAATCAAACTGGGATTGTTAGAGCAGCTCTGGCAAAATTGGATTTTGATTTATGGTAGATTTGCAAATCAATGAGCTAGAACAGCTTATGGGCCTGGATGGTGTCAATAAAAAAATTACACATTTTCATCCTAAACATTTGTGGTTGATTAATTTAAGGGATCATGAGAAAAAGTATTTTGATTATATTCCTGGATATGAAAGTTACTTGGCTAAAAATACAATTCATAATGCTTCTTACACTGGTTACTATTTTGGCAAGCCAGTGGTTTCCTTTGGCCTACTAAATATCTTCCCAGGAGTAGCAGAAGCCTGGCTAATACCTAGCAAAGACTTGAATAATTTAAAGGTTGCCCTGCCTTTCCATAAAGCTACCAAGGCTTTTTTTAATAATGCTTTCCGATTATTTGATCTGCAACGCATACAGTGTACAGTTGATATTACGAATAAAGATGCTTTGAAGTGGATTGAAACTATGTTATTTACTAGGGAAGGCATAATGAAAAAATTTGGCCCAGATGGCCATGATTATGTTTTGTATAGTAGAATAAAAAACTAGGAGAAAATATGGGCGGTATAATATCTAAACCTAAAGCACCACCACCACCACCAAAAGTGGAGGCGGATGTTTCAGCAAGAGAAGCTGCTGTTGAACGAGCAGAGAACAGATCCAAACAAGAACTTTCAAGAAGGCAAAGAGCTAGAGCAACTAGAGGAAGAAGGCAGTTAGTTGCACAAGGAAGGCAAGATGCAGAGCTTGGAGTACCATTTGGTAACACTGGAACTTTAGGATACAGCAGAAATGTCTAAAGCAAAAAACAAAGTAAAAAGAAATCCAAGAAATAGGAAATCACAATAGGAGATTTATGCCTAAAGTAACTACTAAAGATGGTAAGGTAAGACACTTCGCTTATACGAAGAAAGGAGCTGCACAAGCTAAAGCTTTTGCGAAAGCTTCTGGTGGTAAAATGCAAATGGATATGAAGTCCGCTATGAAAAGAAAGGTTGGTAAAAAAAAATATGGCTAAAAAAGGATTATACTACAATATAAACCAACGTAAGAAAAAAGGGATCTCAAGACCAAAATCTAAATCTACAATTTCTGCGAAGGCTTATAAACGAATGAAGGAAGGATTTAAGAAAAAAAAATGATAGTATTTGGACATACTCCACGAGAGTGGAAAAGAAGAGCTATGATGCATAAGGCTTGCATTATAGTTGCTGTTATAAGTTTTGTTTTAGGAGCTGTTATATTTTAAATGGTTGCCAAAAAGTATCAAAACCCAAAAGGTGGATTGAACGAAAAGGGAAGAAAATACTTTAAAAGAAAAGATGGTAGCAATTTAAAACGACCACAGAAAAGTGGAAAGGATGGCCGAAGGGTATCTTTTGCAGCAAGGTTTTCTGGAATGAAAGGGCCTATGAAAGATAGCAAAGGTAGGCCTACAAGAAAAGCTTTGGCACTGAAAGCTTGGGGATTTGGTTCAGTTGCTGCAGCAAGAAACTTTGCTAGTAGAAACAAGAAGAGTTAATTATGCATGATGCAAAAAAGATATTAGAAAGAATTAAAAAGGCTGAAGGTAAGAAAGAACTTTGGAGAGATATTTATCAAGAGTGTTATGAGTATGCTCTTCCACAAAGAAATTTATATGATGGTTATTTTGATGGCGGAACACCAGGACAAAGAAAGATGTCTAAAGTTTTTGATAGTACAGCCATACACTCTGCTCAAAGATTTGCTAACAGAATACAATCCGCTTTATTTCCTCCATACAGAAAATGGGTAAGACTACAACCAGGTAATGAAATACCAGATGAAAGAAAATCAGAGATCCAGGTTGAGCTAGATAAAATCAATGACAAAATGTTTTCTGTTTTAAGACAAACAAATTTTGATTTAGCAATAGGAGAATTTTTATTAGATCTATGCGTAGGTACAGCTTGTATGTTAGTGCTGCCTGGAGATGAAGTAGAACCAATTAAATTTATTCCAGTGCCACAATATCTAATTGCTTTTGAAGAAGGGCCTAATGGATCTATAGAAAATGTTTATAGAAGATTAAGAATTAGAAATGATGTAATTGCAAAACAATATCCAGATGCAAAAATTCCACCAGAGTTTCAAAGAATAATAGATCAAAAACCAGAAGAATATACAGAGCTTTATGAAAGCACTATGTACCATGAAGATGATGGTTTCTATCACTACTGTGTGATTTGGAAAAAAGGGCCAGATAAAATTGTTCATAGAACTTATGAAACAATGCCATGGATTATTAGTAGATACATGAAAGTTGCAGGAGAGATCTATGGGAGAGGCCCATTGATTACTGCACTACCAGATATAAAAACATTAAATAAAACTGTTGAGCTGTTACTAAAAAATGCAAGTTTAAATATTGCAGGTGTCTATACAGCTTCAGATGATGGAGTGTTAAATCCTCAAACTGTAAGGATAGCTCCTGGTGCTATTATACCTGTAGCAAGAAATGATGGCCCTACAGGCCCTAGTTTAAAACCTTTACCAAGAACTGGAGATACTAATTTATCCCAGTTAGTTATAAACGATTTGCGTATGAACGTAAAAAAAATCATGTTAGATGAGAGCTTACCTCCAGATAATATGAGTGCAAGATCAGCTACCGAAATTGTAGAAAGGATGAAAGAGCTTTCACAAAACCTGGGTTCTGCATTTGGTAGATTGATTTCAGAGGCTGTACTCCCTTTAGTTAGTCGTACATTAGCTGTAATGAACGATAAAGAAATAATATCTTTGCCTTTGAGAGTTAATGGACTTGAAGTTAAATTGCAGCCAACTTCTCCATTAGCTCTTGCACAATCTAACGAAGAAGTACAAACAGCTATGGGATGGATGCAAATAATTCAACAGCTTGGCCCTGTAGGTCAAATGGCTGTTAGAATAGATAGAGTTGCAGATTTTGTTGCAGATAAATTAGGAATACCTGCAGAGCTGCGAACTAGCCCAGAAGAAAGACAACAAATGGTAGAACAAGCACAACAACAAGCACAACAAATGCAGCAACAACAAGTTGAGCCTGCAACCCAGGAAGAAGAGATAAACGCACAAGCACAGGTGGGATCACAGGTAGGATAATATGGCAGATACTTTTGATGAAGTAGGTTGGGAAGGTTTAGACTTCCAAAACAAAATGGAAGCTGTTGATGAACAAAAGAAAAAAGACAGCTTGTATGCTAAAGTTTTTAATACACCAGAAGGTAAAATTATTTTAGAAGATTTAAAATCAAGAACTGTAGAAAGCCCATCTTGGTATCCAGGTGCAGATGAGCATTATGGATATGTACGAGAGGGCCAGAACGCAGTAGTAAGAGAAATCCTTAATAGGATAGAACGTGCTAAACGAAACTAAATAGGAGGAAACAATGGCTGAAGAAGCACAAGCACAAGAAAACAATCAAATTACAGAGGAAGAAAAACCTAGTAATTTAATTGAAGAAGCTAGATCAAATACACCAGAGGAAGAAAAGGAACAAGAAGAACAAGATCCTATTTCTCATTTAGCTTCTGAAGATAAGAAGGAAGATAACCTGGGAGAAGAACAGAAAGATGAAGAAGATGAATACGAAAGACCAGAGTATTTTCCAGAAAAATTCTGGGATGAAAAAGATGGCCCAGATATTGAAGCTCTAGTAAAATCTTACAATGAGCTGCAGAAAAAATTTAGTCAAGGTGGACACAAAGCTCCCAAAGACTATGATACAGGTTTCTTGAAAGAACAAGAGATTGACATAGAAAATGATCCATTGGTTAAAGGATCTTTGGATTGGGCCAAGAAATATGGTCTAAACCAAGATGCTTATGAAGATCTTGCTAAAATGTTTATGGAAACAAATGCTGATTTTGTACAAAGATCACAAGCAGATATTGCAGAACAGAAAAAATTATTAGGAAATAAAGCTAATGAAAGAGTAAGCTCTGTAATAAAATTTGGAGATACATTGAAAAACAAAGGTGTATTTTCTGAACAAGAGCTTGCTGAATTTGATGAAATGGCAGGAACAGCTCTTGGAGTTAAGGTTATTGAAAAGATTAGATCTTATTATGGAGAACAACCAATACCTACAGTAGCTCCAACAGAAGAGTTAGGGATGTCAAAAGATGAAATCAAAGCTATGGTTGCAGATCCTAAATATGGTAAAGATCCTGCATTTACAATAAAAGTAGAGAAATTATTTGAAAAAGCCTTCCCAGGCGAATACAAACCATAATCAACACTGGGGTTGCACAAAACACTTGATGCAACCCTAGAAGTTTAATATAACCAAATCAAGAAGATAACCGATTTTTTTGGCCTTCAGTTTTTAGCTGTAGCCTTTTCCAAAGACAACTACGCAAAGTGTAAATAAATAAACTAACTATGTTTAAAAAAAGGAGAAAAACATGGCAATAAATATAAGTAATGCGTTTGTTACTTTGTTTGATGCAGAAGTTAAACAGGCTTACCAGGGTGCTGCCCAGTTAAGAGATACTGTTAGACTTCGTTCTGGTGCAAGCTCCAACACTGTAAAATTTCCAAAAATTGGAAAAGGTGTAGCAACAGCTAGAATACCTCAAACAGATGTAACTCCGCTTAATGTAACATACTCGCAGGTTACTGCGACTATGTCGGATTATAATGCTGCTGAATACAGCGATATATTCCACCAAGCAAAAGTGAACTTTGATGAAAGAAGAGAATTAGTTGAAGTTGTGTCTAAAGCTGTCGCAAGACGACAAGACCAACTAATCATTGATGCTCTTAATGGTTCATCAACTTCACTAACTGTTGCAAAAACAGTGGTAACATCTGGATCTGCTACAGCATCTAACTTAAACGTTGGTAAAATGATTGAAGCTAAAAAGCTTCTTGATGCTAACAACGTTCCAAGTGAAGATAGATGTTTAGTAATTCATGCAAATAACGTTGCAGGATTATTAGCAGATGAAAGAGCTATCTCTAATGACTTTGCAGTTAAAGCTCTATTAAATGGAGAAGTAACTGCTATGCTAGGATTTAGAATAATCGTAGTAGGAGATAGATCTGAAGGTGGCCTACCATTATCAACTAACGACAGAACTGTATTTGCTTTCCACAAATCAGCTATGGGAATGGCTGAAGGCATGGGGATCAAAACAGAAATCAACTATGTACCAGAAAAAACATCTTTCTTGGTTAATAGTATGTTCTCTGCAGGTGCTGTTGCGATTGATGATGAAGGTATCGTAAAAATAACTTGTGACGAAAGCTAATAGAGGAGGATAATTATGGCTTATACTAAAGCAAATCTACAGCCGATTGGTGGACAATCAAAGGCAGGAAATGCTCCTCAAATGTGGAGTTACACTGCACCAGGCACAGATGCGAAAGCTGATATTAATACTGAAGGCTACTTCAATGGAGCAGCAGATGTATTAAAAGTTGGCGATCTAATCCATGTTTGGGATAGCTCTGTACCAACATCAACTCTTATGACAGTATTATCAAATACTGGAACTGTTGTTGATGTATCAGATGGAACAGATCTATCTGT